AGCTGTATTAAGCTTACCACATGTATTACCTACCAGGGCTTTAAACCCGACACCAACTAAATCAGTACCTGTAGTATTAGCATATAAAGTACATGCACCAACTGCTGTGTTGCGCGAGGCTGTTGTGTTAAGTCTTAAAGCACCATAACCACTAGCAGTATTACAACAACCTGTAGTGTTTTGGTTTAAAGCATTGAGACCACTGGCAGTACTATAAGCACCTGTTGTGTTAGCTTTTAAAGCAGACCTACCAACTGCAGTATTTCTATGACCTGTTGTGTTAGTAAATAAAGCACATGAACCAACTGCTGTGTTGTAACTAGCTGTTGTATTGGAAAGTAAAGAATTATGTCCTAAAGCTGTGTTGTGGTCTCCTGTGGTAGTTTCTCTACCGCCTTGCAAACCTAAAGCAGTATTATAATGACCACTAGTAAGAGAACAAAAGGCCTTCGTACCAATTGCGGTATTAGAAACACCAGATGTAAGTGCGACGAGAGCACCAGTACCAAATTTACTATTAGAATTTGCATCACTACAATAACCACCATTAGCACTCAGGTAACCACTCAATGTAATGTCACCAGTTAAGTCAACACTATCATTAAAATTAATTGTACTACCACCTGTAACTGAATTAAATGCATCAGCACATACTGTACCACTTGCACTTATGTTACCTGATACTGTAAGTGCTTCGTTAGGAACACTTGTACCAACACCAACACTACCTGCAGTATAAAAATTAGTAGCTGATAATGTAGGAGCAACAACACAACTTGATGCATTAACAATAGGAGTGTTAACGCTTGTAGTACCACACACAAGAGGAGATGTAACACACGTTGAACCATTTACAATAGGAGAGCAAACACAAGTACTACCTTTAACATAAGGCGTACAAACAGCTGTAGTGCCGCATACTAATGGTGAATCAACACAAGTACTACCACCTAGAATTGGTGAACATGCTTTAGTAGTACCACAGACTAATGGTGATGTAACACAAGTTGCACCATTCATAATACCACTAGCGCTTACGTTACCTGAAACTGTCAACCTCGCGCTAGTATCAGTTGTACCTAAACCAACATTACTACCATATGGATTTAAAAGTAATGGCTTAGCTGTACTTGAATTTGTAGCACCATCTGTTACCTGAATTATAGCACCACTAGATGCCTCGGCAATGTATAAACTATCAGTGTTAGATGAATCACTCTGGAACTGCGCAGTAGAGTTAGTGTCAAGCTCAGCTAGAGATGTTGGTGCGGCTGCTGGTCCTACTACATGTAATATCGAATTTGCTGTAAGTGCACCTATTCCTACATTACCAGCGTTACTAATATTTAAAATATTTCCGCTACCTGTAGCGAGTTTTAGCGCGTAGCTTGTGTTACTTGACCCACTATTCTCGATCAGTAACCCATTGACATTGTTAAGGTTAGCGCCTATACCGTTAGCAGCTGACTTAACATGAAGTTTTGCTAAAGCAGTATCGGTGTACGATGCTCCGTTAAGGAGTGTATCACCTTTAATCTTTAGCCCGTCTGGTACAAAAAATGATTTCTTAGCCATAAGTTTCCACTATCCACTTACCTAATTATTTAATAAAAAAAGAGGCCGGAAAGGCCTCTTCATCAATGTTAATAAAATTAAATCTCTTTAAACACTTAACATTGTAACTGATCCGACAAACTCAGCAGTAACACCGACTCCATTCGCTACTCTAATTTCTACATTACTCCCAACAATCTCTCCAGTATATGTACCGATTGCATCACCAACACGAATGGTACCATATTCTGTAGTATATACAGATGTACCATTGTGAATGTATAACAATTCAGTTACATCCATATGCCCACCAGAAGCAGCTACTGCTTGTAAAACTACTTTTCCTGATCTATAAGTTGCAGTTGGTATAGTGAGAAGAGCGGCCGAGGCACCGGTTGTAATTGTTGCACTGGCAGCTTTATACGCTGTAGTATTATTATTAAACTCAACAACTGTTGGAATACTAGGTGACGCAGTTGAAACTGTACCAATACCAACAACATTATTAGTTCCATCAACTCTTACTAAACTAGAACCAGCAGCAGATAATGTAATTAAATCTGTAGTAAATGATAGCCTTGTATCAGTATCACCAGAATGAACAATATCATCGGATAACGTTAAAGTACCAGTAACAGCGACTGGGTCTTGAAAGTCAATTGTACTACCACCTGTAACTGAATTAAATGCATCAGCATATATAATCCCGGATGCACTCAACGAACCATCAACTGTTAATCTACTAGTACTAGCATTATAAAATATATTAGCATCAGTCTTAGGCAATAAGTCACCAGTAGCACTCTCAAACATTCCAAGATATGCTTTAGTGTTTGTAGTATCAGCAACTACAATTGTTGTAGGAACAATAGCTGCTGTTCCATCAAAACTAACACCACCAATATTCCTTGCTGTTTCTAATGCGGTCGCTGTATCAGCATTGCCTGTTAAACCACCAGTAACATTACCAGTTATCTGACCACTAGCACTCAATGTACCTGCAACAGTTAATGTGTTATTAGGATTAGTTGTTCCTATACCAACACTACCACTATTAATTGTTAACCTATCAGACAATGTACCAGCGGCCATTGTCTTAAATGTCAATCTACCATCTTCTGTACCGTCTGTAACATCGGTTATTTGACCGAGTATATGAGCATAATCGGTTGCCTCTGATGCACTGTTAGTTCCTGTAAAAAAGATATTACCAATTTCATCATTATCAGCAGGTGAGGCACTATTGCGCCATAACTTTAAATCCGGGGAAGCACTAGCACCATCATCAGTAGATGTAATTACAAAATTGTTTTCAGTAGCTGTTGTAGTAGAAGTAACAGAAGTGTTTAATGTAGTATGAGTACCATTGACTGTTAAGTTACCTGCAATCGTTACATCATCTGGTAAGCCAATTGTAACAGTTTGATTAGATGCACTAGTTTCAATCTCGTTCGAGGTACCTGCTATTGTAAGTCCTTGTGTTAATAAAGATACATCACCTGTACCAGCATCACCTGTAGTACTAAGAGTAGTTGCAACTGTTGATGTACTAGCACTCGAAATTCGTCCATCTTCTAAAATTGTAAGTACAGGAATGGCTGTAGTAGATCCATAACTAGTTGCTGTAACACCAGTAGCAGATAATCCAAGCCCTGTTATAGTATTACCTTCAGCTGCTGCTAAACTTGTACCTGTTAATGTCTGAGTTGTTGTATTTAAAGCTAACGACTGAACATAATTACCTGTAGTATCTGTACCTAAGGCGACACTGTTAGCCTGAATAGTTGCAGTGATGTTCTTCTCACCTGTAAGGTTATCTAATGATACATAACCACCAACATCTCCTGATAAGGATACTGCAGCAGTCGTCGTGATCGCGCGACCATCACCACTAAGAGCCGCTGAACTTAAACTATTTGTAAATAAACCAGAACCGGCGCAAATGTTTCCAGTACCGCTAGATCCAATAACTAGACCATTTTTTACTCTAAAATCCTTACTAACAGGCATGTAATTATTTAATAATTAATACACAGATAAATCACCATAATCAAGAATTTCCCATGCATGGCTTGTAGTAAGTAGGTCTTGTACAAATTCATCTGACATAGGTAAGTTATAATCTAACTCATATACTTGTACTGATGACTCAGCCTCCATCTCACAATCACCCATACCTATACCTATAAAATTTTTAACCATCTTATTATGAGATGGATAAGTTAAAACCAAATTCTGACCGTTTTTTAAATGACCCTTTAAAATAACTACGTCTCTATTACTCATTTTCATTAATTGAGTAACCACTACATTTTGTGGAAATGCATGAATGGCTTCAACACTATGATACTTACTTAAATTTTCATACCAAAACTCTTCTGGTGTCTCAGCCATCATATACGCATTTCTATTTGCTTGCAGTGACCCACCACAACTTCAGGATGGACATGTACAGTAATATTTAATTTACTAAGTTTAAGACATAACGTCACATCCTCCATAGAAAAATCTTTACAGTCTTTAATCTGTAGATAAGTTGGTTCAAACCACGGATAGCTTATTTGTTCGAACACTCCTTTCTTAATTAATAAAAAACCAAAACCAACATACTCAACTTTAAATGGTAGTAACCGTGTACTAATATCCGCTTTGTGTAAGAACTCAAAAGAACCATTCGACTGAAAATATTCCTCATCCCAAAACTCAACAGCAGCAAAATGTGTATTGTCCGACATAAGATACAATCCGGAGATTACATCTTTATCTTCTTTATACAACTTGTCGAAATCAGCTGTCGTGAATACTATATCATCATCTAACCATAAAATATAATCATACTCAAAACCACCGAATAATTTTTGATTCTCTCCACCTTCTGGTTTACCTAACAGGCATTTGTTTCTCACTTCATAAATGTTACGAGAGTATGTATTGCAAAACTTTACCTTAAATCCTTTATTACCTAAGTGTTTAATTAAATGAGTTAGAGAGATAATAAACTTACCGGAGAAAACATTACCTGGAGAGCATATAACTATTGTCTTATTCATATTGTCTTTACGAAGCTAAAATCTCCTTCGCGAAGATCTATTGACTTGTCTATTGTTAGATCTATGTCTTGTTCTTTTATACGATTGCATATGTCAATGTCGATAAACCGTTGTTCAACCTCTGTTGTACAAATATGAGGACGAAACCACGGATACTCTATTTTTTCAAATACACCTTTTTGGATGAAAACAAGATCAAAGTCTAAATAGTCTGCAATAATATAATCATCAGTTTGTGATAATGTTTTATATCTACCATCAAGCCGTCCAGATAAAAATTTATAATCTTTACATTTGTTATACAGTTTAACAAATAGCGTAGGTGTAAATGATATCTTGTTACTTAGAAAGACTAATGTATCATATTTTATCTTTTTTTGAAAAGGTACTTGAGTTGGACCTGCTAATACATTACCACCTAGACACATTTGCTTTGCATAGAACGCATTACAACTAGAATGATGTGATACATAATAACTAATACCAGTTTGATTTAAATATGTAGTTAGATTGACCCAGGACTTTAAAAATTGTCCACTATATTCTGAGTCAAATAGATTAAAAACGACAGTCATCCTATAGGATTATTTACAGGATTATTTTAAGAAACCACTAATTCTTCTTGAACTTACTACTTTTATCAATAGCAAAATTAGCTCTACTAAACTCTAAACGATCAACAAACTTAATAGCATTACCAGTAACATCTATAGCAACATATCCTTCTGGGTTAGTAACAACTAAATCTCCATTACCATCAAATAAATAATGTTTCATCTCAACACCTTGCATCATATTATTATACTTTTGTATAAAAATATCTTTAGCTTGTTTTATTACTTTTTGAAACTCAAACAGACTTATTACATCGTCAGATATTTTATCAATATTTGCTAATGCTATTTCTTTTGTCTTATTAGCTCTTTGTACACCAGCATCACTTTTAAGACCAGCGATTTTTTTGTTATACCTTAGCGTAATCCACTCTACAAATTTCTGAAATGACACTGCAGTGTCACCTAAAAACTCACCTTGCTTTATTTCAGTATTAATATATACATTTAACTCTGCCAATAACTGACCGGGCATGGCTTCAAAGTCTATAGTGCCTAGATGACTTTGTGCGCTATTAATTGAATTAATAACAGTGTTTGTTTCATCGTTCGTTAAAGTGACACGACCAGCATTGCTATCAAAATAAGCATCTTTAAGATAAACATCAGGACTAGTCTTTATGTTCGAAACATCTACACCGAACCTCTTTGTCGTAAATCTAGGTACTCCTTGCTCGTCAAAATAAATATCATATTCTATATGAAGTACTATTCCAATTTTTGCTCTAGCAATTACTCTACCTTCATCACTATCCATAGGAAAGGAATATAAAATTAATTGTGGTTTAAAAGCTACAACCTCTTCTCCATCGATAGTTGTATACTCTTTTATTTCCTCATCAAATAAAAAGTCACCATGGTACACAGATGTAAAGTTAATATTTTTAAGATGTACAAATGCTTGTATTAATTTTTCAACTAAGCCAGGAGCATGGCCATGATTTCTTTTTATATCATCTATAGAGTAATTTAATTTTGGTGTCTTATTTCCTATTGATTTACTACCTACAAAAAATTGACCATTAGGATCTACTCCAAATATAATAGCTGGGGCTCCATCAAACTTAATTGTAACATTAGTAGCTGACTCAGTATCACTATCCAACACCTCAGTCATTGCTTGTAGGTATTGTATTGCTCTTGTCGCACCAGCTTTACCATCAGTCAGAATAAGTTCCTCAAGATGAGTCAAATGTTTAGTTGGACCAGCTGCTTCATATAACGGAAAATAATCTTTATACTCTAACATTCTTTTTGTCTGAAAACGTTTACCTTTATACCCATTGCACTCTCTAACCAAGTGTCACAAAAACCTTCTTCAATTATATACTTTACTAT